CTCGTGTGGTCAAAGAGGGAATGAAGGACCCTGAGCTGTGCGCTGCAGCCCATCGCCTTGCAGGAGCTACTTGTAGCCTGCTAGACCACGGAACACATTCGGTGTACGGTCTATTCATCGGCAAAAACCTCGTGCTTAGTGTCGGCCACGCTTATGCCAACAACAATAAACTGCAAGTGGTTCGAGATGGAAAGCAGTACGACGTCGAGCTCGTCACTCTGAATAAGAGAGCAGACTTGAGCATCGGGCGTATTACCGACCCGACATTCCCAGCAGCAAAGAACATTGCCCACATGTTCGTAGACAAAGAAGCTCTGAGAGTCCTAATGACTACTCAACTTACTCGCCTCCCAGGACTTATGGTCCGTCCGCCAACAGCAGAAAACAACGCGTTCACGCACGCGGTTTGTACCATCGATGCGCTCGTTCATGGCGCTAATCATGCTGGCTTCAACGGCAGGCAAATCAATTACAATGCTCAGTTGCGTGGTCTTACTATGACTGGAGTGTCGCTGGCCGGAGATTGCGGTTCGCTAGTATTGCTGTCAAATAAGCAGCTCACCGGCAGGATAGTCGGCATGCACCGCGCAGGAAGCGATTCCATTTCAGTTGGATCACTCATCACTAGAGAGTGGGTAGAAGACATGCTTAAGCAGCCCGAAGCACTGCTAGCAGACAACATCGACAAGACTTCACAAAAACTGCGCACGGAGGGTATCAGCATCGTTCCAATCGACCAAGCCCTGCAGCCAATCCGGTACGATAACATCGAGCTCCATGAAGTTCGAAAGTGCAATACTACCGGTCTCGGTTGGGTTGCTGACCTTCCAAAACCCGTGTACACCCCTACCACAACGCGCATAAAGAGGACTGGGCTCACAGTTCCTGAAGGGTGTGATATACACGAACCATCGATTATGAGCGAAAAGGACCCTCGGTGCGATGGATGGAAGCCGTACGAGGAAGGACTTAGAAGATACGGAGAACGCCAGGTCACAACAATTCCCGACCGTGCTGCAGTGCAGAACGCATTCGCCGAAATAGGCAACGAAATGGTTCAACGCATTCGCGCTCAGAAGCAGTACGTGCGCGTCATTACGAAGACGGAAGCAATAAATACGCCGCCTTTTGCAGAACACCCTAATGCCCATCCTATTGATAGAAGCGGCTCAGCAGGCTTTCCTCATATGATGACGGGTCACGGAACTTCGAAGAGCGATTATCTCTTCTTCAACGAGAAGCACAAGCAGTGGTACTTCAAGCAAGAACCAGCTGCGCAGCAGATCAGCACGGAATCAGAAGCAATCGTGCAGGATGCGCGTTATGGACGTCAGAGATCTCACCCTTTTGTGGCCTACCTTAAAGACGAGCCACTAACAAAGAAGAAGATCTACGATCAGAAGCGCACTCGCC